TTAAAAATTTACATAGCTACTGAAAGCATCTGTTGCTTCTTTAGTAACTTCATCAGAAACATGAGTGTAAGTATCCATAGTTATTTGTAAAGAAGAATGTCCTAAACGTTCTTGGATTATTTTAGACCTAACGTTATCTGATTCGAATAATAATGTTGCGTGGGTATGCCGAAAACCATGACAACCAATAGAATGTAAGTTAGCTTTTTCTGCCAATCTTTTAGAACGTTGGTAAATGTCTTGACTTCGGAACATGGTACCATCAATTTTTGTAAAAATGAGTTGTGTTTTAAATCCACCTTTTTTCATTAAAGCTTCATGCTGTCTAAGTTTCCATTTTTTTAAGATATAAGCAGTCTTGTTATCAAAAGAAATTTTACGAATAGAATTGGGAGTTTTAGGATCGTTTATAGTCAATCCATTTGTACTGATAGCAGTAGTTTTATTTATATTAACTACCTGCTTTTTTAAATCAATATCATTCCAATTCAATGCTAAAGCTTCACCAACACGTATACCAGTAAAAGAAAGTAAGCGAAAAATAGCACAGTCTAAGTCGGCATAGTATTTTAGAACTAAACTTTCTTCTTTGGCTTGATTGGCAATGCTATCAGCTGTATTTAAGAAATATTCCAGTTCGTCTTTTGTATAGAACTTTCTTTTTGTATTCTTTTCTAATTTCTTTAGCGAACTAGGTTTAGTTATTTTCTTAAATGGGTTTGAGTCTATTATTTCTAAACCAACAGCATAGTCACAAACACGAGAAGCATAACTTAAAAGTACTTTTCCCATTTCATTCTTTTTATACCATTCATTAACAGATTTTTGCACGATCTTGACTGTTAAACGCTCAAGTCGCATTTTCCCGAATGTGGGTAAAATGTGTTTTTTCATACGTCGTTCAGTAGCTATGAATGTGGATTCCCTAACTGTTTTTTTGTATTCGTCCAACCACATATAATAAACTTCTTCAAAAGTGGTTAAACGAGTATGCTCGTTAGCTAGATTTCCATTATCAAAATCTAATTTTTTTTGATTAAGCTTGAGCTGTGCTTCTTTTTTTGTATTACAGTTTCTGATAGTGACATTAATTTGTTTTCCAGTTAAATAATCTACGCCTAAATAGGCAGTTACTTTCCAGTATTTTTTCCCTTTTTTTGTATATTGTTTAAAAGTTGCCATTGCTTATCCTTTCCACTTGGGCAAGCGAATAGAAGGAATGACAAATTTCTAGCACCTCCTTATTAGATTTTAAAGCCCCTAGCATGAATCGAACACGCTAGAACTCACCAGAGAGGGGGATAATAAAGCATATTTTTTTGTTAAGCAGTGCGCGTTACTTTTTATTCTCTAATTTTCTAATAGCTTTTTCTAAATCATTTATTTTTTTTATTAGCATATCTATTTTTTCATCTTTTTCATCATTGTTATTAGATTCATTACTTTTATTAAAATATTCAGTAATAGTAGAAGTTAACATGCCAACAAACCCAATTCCCACAATCATCAAAATGATTGCAGCAATTCTTCCTAATGGAGTAGTTGGAGAAATATCACCATACCCGACAGTTGTTGTTGTTACCAAAGCCCACCAAAACGCATCAATGTATGGAACGTTTTCTGCATATGAGTAAATCATTGCTGAAATAACAATGAGAACCGAGCTTAAATAAATCACGTTTAAAAATCCGTTAGTATTTAAAAATGATTTAGTGTTTCTTGTTAATTTGCCAACCACACCTATCGCTCTTGTTAGCTTTGCTAGTCTAGCTATTTTAGCTATTCGAAACAACCTAGCGATTCTAAAGAAAGAAAAAATAGCATCAAAAGGAATTATCGCGATCAGATCAAAAATATTTTCTTTAAAAAATTTGATTTTATTTTTTGAAATAAAAAATCTAACAATGTAATCAATTGTAAATGTGATTAAGATAATACTATCAATAACGTTAAATGGTGGATTACTAATATTAATAACATTTGAAAAATCAAGAATAACTAACGCGATTGAGATTAATGCTAAAACAACAATAGAGTAATTATAGAATTTTTGATTTATTTTCAATGAAGTTCTCTCACTCTCTAAATGAGGTTTAAGTCCGTGTTCCCAGCACGGACTTTTTTATTTCAAATAAACTTCTTGTCCCATTTTTAAGTTGTAATGAGCTATAACATTTGAGTAATTGTATTGTCCTTCATATTTTTCGATTAAGCTTCTAAACATATATTGTTCTGCTTCAGCTTCCATCTTAGAACGAAAAACAGGAATTTTATACAATGCCATTATATCCACATGTTCTTTTACATGCTTTAATTCGTGATATATTGCTTCTTCTTGTTCTGATGGTGTTAAATTTTGATTTACAAATATGATACCGTAGGTAGGGTCGAAACATGCGCGTTTGTTCAAAGTAGTAAAAACTAACTCCACATTATATTCTTCTACCAACTCTTTGATACTTTTCATATAAGCACAACCTTTGACTTATTTCCCGAATCTACCCTTTAAATATGCACGGATAACTTCTCTGTCATGATCATCAAGCGGTTCACCGTCAAAACTCATGACGTTATCCAGTACATCATCTAAATCGTCAGATGGTTTAGCACCAGCTTGGTTTGGATTTTCAGTACGACCTAATAAATAATCAACAGAAACATTAAAATAATTGGCTACAGCTTCAAGTTTATCCGAAGAAGGTGTTCGCTTATTCCATTGATAAATAGTATTTCGTCCAATATTTATTTCTTCTTCAAGCTGATAAATAGACACATCTCTATCTTTTGCTAGTTTTTTTATACGTTCCAAAAGGTTCATATGAAAACATTCTCCTTCTAGTTACGCGTTATTTACAAAAAAAGTTAGTAAAAATGTTTGACATTTACAATATTTGTTAGTAATATAATCACGTAAGCTAATTTATTAGCTAATAAGTTCTCAAATAAAACCTATAAACAAAACTTGAAAATCGTTGGGGAACGGTAAAAGTATTGTTTTAGAAGGCTTTTAAAGTCTTATTTAGCTATGGGTTCATTTTACAATATGTGTTAGAAAGTGTCAACGAATTTTATTAAATTAGCTAATTTTTTAGCTTACAAATTAAAAAGAAAGGAATGGAAGAAATGAAAATTGACGAAGCTGTTTCAAAAGCAATGAAAAAAGGAAAATATATTTACAGGGAGTCTGAAAATGACTGTTCAGCTCATGTAAATATACTTCCTACAAATACCTATGATTGTTGTCTATTACTACAAGAAAATAGTAATTCTGTTGGCAAACGGTGGAACCCTACAGCAAATGATTTAATGGCGAGTGACTGGGAAATACGTTAGTCAAGGCCCAGTGTTTTTGTAATAACTTTAGCTGCGATTTCACTCATTATGTCAATTGAGACACTTGCTAGTTTGGATGATATTTTTTTTGATTCCTTCCAAATTTTCGGATCTCGAATATTGTCCAAATATTTATGACCATCGAATGTAAGGGAAGAGATACATGTCATATAAGGTTTGTTAGATGCAAACTTAACATATCCTTTTATAAGTTGTGCATCGTCATCACCTAATTTGGAGACGGCATAATTAATTTCCTCTGAACTATATTTTTTTAGTAGATCTGATTTAAATATTTTATCACCAAAAGCCGGTTCATTGTACGGAAGGCTTTCGCTAAATAATAAAATATCACGAATACAATCATGAGACAGTTTCATATCATTCACCACCTTATCAGTTATTTCAGCAGACCACTTGCTGATAAGGAAATTATATCAAAAAAAGAAAGTGAGGTAATTAAATGTCACAAGATTTAGCTATTGAAGTAAGGGCAGCGCTAATTCGTGCAAAGAAAACTCAATCTTGGTTAGCGAAACAATTAGGGATTTCAAGTCCGTACTTATCTGATATTCTTCATGGTCGTAGACGTTCAGAAGAGCAAGTTCGGAATATCAAAAAAATATTAGATATTAGATAGGAGGTGTAGGTAAAAGTGGAAGAAGCGATTATCAAAGTTGACTTACAAAACTTAAAGAAGTTGATCAAACAAGCAAAGGAGCAAGCTGACCAACTTCAAAAAACTTTAGATGAGATAAATAAAACTAAAATCCTAATTTCTTAGCTACCCATTCTGATCCAGCAGCAGACTTCATATCTTCCCACGAATCGAAGTTTGTGTTTGAGCTAATGAAATTATCTAATTTATTGTCATCTATTGATTCCATATCAGAGAAATCAAATCCGGATTTTTCAATAAACTCATCAATATTAGAGAATTTAGTATTTTCAATCATAAATTTTTTAGTGAATAGTTTATCGAATGGTACAGAATGTTCGTCATCTAAAGACTCGCCATTTTTAGCAAATTGATTTAGCTCATGTTGTAATTCGTCAAATCCATTTAATTCGAATTTCATAATATTTCACCTCGCTTTCAAATTCATTTTACCAAGAGGTGAATTGTAAAACAATCAGTATAGGAGGTGATAGCAATGGAAGTGATTTTAACTCCAGAAAATGAAGCTTCTCTAAGAGATTTTGTACACGGAATTATTGTTGATGAAATAGAAAAAGCACGAAGAGATACCGCAGTTGATAAGCGAGTCTTAAATCAAACAGAGATTGCAAAATATTTCAATGTTTCCACAACAACAATAAGGGAATGGGAGAAGCTAGGTCTTCCACATGGATCAGTAAGTAAACAAGGGAAGTTCTACGACAAAGAAGGGTGTCGGAGATGGCTTCTATCACAAAAAAGATAAATCTTGGGCAAGCGAAATCAAGGGAGGAAATAAATATGAAAAAAATATATCACTTAAGACGTATGGCGGCACTGTTGGTTGTATTCGGACTAGGTCTATTGGTAGGTGGCAATATTGGCCCATTAATCCAAAACATATATATAGCAGCTTTTATCATTTGGTTGCTCTACTACGATTTAGCGTTGGAAGATCGAGAAGTAAAAAAACAAAAATAAAGACCCACTTCGACGGCCATCAAAGTAGGTCAGTTACAAATATCAAATTCAAGGAGAGTGTACCACATGAATAGAAAAATTGAAAGAATGATTATTGAACTTGAAAAAGAATGTAAGGCACAGAATGTTGAACTTCTTCTATGTGCTACAAATTTTGAAACAGGCCAAGGAAGTACTGCGTTTTGTGGTTCAGTTATCGGGTTAGCTATACTCTTGCAAAAACTTGTAGGTGATCTAAAAGAGCAATTAAGTATAAGCGAATCTTGTGATTGTCCAGAATGCGTAGCAGAAAAAGCCGAAGATGCTGCAAATGAAAAATCTATGGATGAACTACTAACTGCATTTTTACGAGGTGAACTGCAATGATTGAAGTAAGAGGTTTAAGTGATGATGTTTACGAATTAATGTTAGCGAATGCTCAAAATAGAATTGTTCAATCAATTCGAACTGCAGCAACAAATGGTAATACAAGTTGTGTGGTGAATAGTAAAGGTCTTACATCAACGTTTTTATCTCAATTAGAAACAGAAGGATTTGATCACGTTGAACTTGAAGAAAACAAAACGAAAATATTCTGGGAGTGGTGAAAATGCCTGAATTTGATTCATTAGGAGCTAGACAAGAGCCGCCAGAAGAAAAAGAAGCATTAGAGCCAACATGGGAATATGACGAAGAAGAGGAGAATGGCAATGAGTAACGATTTAACACAAATAACACAACGATCTTTAGATGAACAAGTCATCGGAAATTTGAATAGATTGCAAGAGCAGGGATTAGAAATGCCACTAGGTTATAGTCCACAGAATGCATTGAAAAGTGCTTTCTTTGAACTAACCAACAATTCAGGAGGGAACCTTCTTCAGTTGGCAGCTAACAATCCAGAAACTAAAACATCTATTTCTAACGCCTTGCTTGATATGGTCATCCAAGGATTATCGCCAGCAAAAAAACAATGTTATTTCATTAAATATGGAAATAAAGTTCAGCTTATGCGCTCATATTTCGGAACCATGGCTGTATTAGATCGAGTAACAGGAGGGGCAGAAATCACGCCTGTTGTAGTAAGGGAAGGCGATGTATTTGAAATTGCTATGGACGGTCCCGACTTAGTTGTTGCTAAACATGAAACATCCTTCGAAAACCTAGACAACGACATTAAGGCTGCTTATGTGGTCATTAAGCTAGCAAATGGTAAAGAAGTAACAACGGTCATGACAAAGAAACAAATTGATAAATCATGGAGCAAAGCAAAAACAAAAAATGTTCAGAATGATTTTCCAGAAGAAATGGCAAAAAGAACTGTCATCAATCGAGCTGCTAAATATTTAATCAATACTAGTAACGATAATGATTTATTTGTGCAAGCTGCTAAAGACACGCTCGAAAATGAATTCGAACGAAAAGATGTGACACCAGAGCGAGAAGAACAAACAGCGGTACTCGAAGAAAAAATATTTACCAACAATAAAAAAGTTATTGAGCAAGAAAACGATATTGAACAAGCCAAACCAGTTGAAAAAGATGATTTAACGAAAGTGGCGGACCAAATTTTAGAAGAACCAGTTCAGGAAACTTTAGATGTGATGGCTGGTTATGAAACCAATCAGAAAGAGAGTGAAGCTGATGTCTCAACGATTGAAGAAGACGATTATCCTTTCTGATGAAAATTATTATTCACAAGAAGCGGACCTAGCTTATATGTCTGTCTCTCAATATAAAAAATTTCTTGAATGTGAAACTGCAGCTCTTGCCAAGTTAAAAGGTGAATGGACACCAGAGAGTGATCCAAAAGCCTTGCTAGTTGGTAATTATGTTCATTCTTACTTTGAATCACCAAAAATTCATGAAGCATTTAAAGAAGAAAATAAAAGCAAGATGTTTTCTTCAAGAAAACCGTTTGGTCTACTGAAAGATTTCCAAATTGCGGAGCAGATGATTGAAAGATTAAAACAAGAAGAAGCCTTTTTAAATATTTATCAAGGCGAAAAAGAAGTGATCGTCACAGGTGAAATTGGCGGTGCAATGTGGAAAGGGAAAATCGATTGTTTAAATTTAGAAGAAAAGTATTTTGTAGACATCAAAACAACCAAAGATATGCATGAGAAGAAATGGGATGAACGTTTAAACAGAAAAGCAAACTTCATTGAACGCTTCGGTTACGTGTTACAAATGGCTGTTTATTGCGAACTGCTTCGGCAACAATATGACAAAAATTTTCTTCCTCTCATTGCAGCCGTTTCGAAACAAACACCTAGTGAAGCAAAACTAATCACTCTTAGCGAAGAAAAAATGATTTACGAATTAGAAGAATTAAAAGAAAACATCGAGCATGTTGTGCGAGTGAAAAACGGCGAAGAAGAACCAGTTAGTTGTGGGATTTGTGAATATTGTAGAGGACACAACAAAATTACAAATTTTACCAGTATGGACGATTTATAAAAGGAGGCGAGCAGGTTGGCCATTGGAGGTTGGATAAAACTTTATAGGACCATTCAAGATCACTGGATTTGGGAAAATCCTCAATACCTTAAATGGTGGCTTGATTTAATATTCATGGCCAATCACCAAGACAGAAAGATTCTTTTTGATGGAGAGTTAAAAACGGTGAAAGTCGGAGAAAGAATTACATCCGAAAAAAAACTTTCTGAAAGGTGGGAAGTAAGCCGAAACACCGTCAGAAAATTTTTAGATTTGCTTGTTAAAGATGACATGATTGAATTAAGCAGAAGTAGACAAAACGGGACATGGTACAAAGTCAGTAACTACGCAGAATATCAAAACTTTTCTGAAATAAAAAAACAACGAACTGAACAACGAAGTGAACAACAAGCTGCACATCAAACTGAACAACGAACTGAACATAAACAAGAACCTAAAGAACCTAAGAACCTAAGAAATAATAATAATAACAATAAAGGGGCGTTCATTCGTTCAATTTGGGAAAATAACGGATTTGGATTGATGTCGTCTAAAACCATGACCGATTTTGATTATTGGATTTCTGATTTTGAAAAAATCGGAGCTAGTCAAAAAGAAGCTGAACAATTAATTGTTAAAGCTATTGAAATTGCTATTGATGCAAACGCAAGAAACTATAACTATATCAATGCCATATTGAAAGATTGGGAACAAAGAGGGTTCAAATCTGTTGAGGAACGAGAAGCGGCAAGGAAGCAAAAGAAAACAACCAAAAAACAGAAATCAAACACAGGTCATTCTGATTACGATGATCTTGGATTTTAGGAAGTGAAAGAATGCAGTCAGCATCAGATGGATTTTCAAAAATGATTAAAACGTTGCTTTATATCACGCCTGATCCATGTCCAGAGTGCGGAGGAAATCTTTATGCTTGGCGTGCAAAAAACAAAGATGGGTCCGATAGGTGTCCGCCAACTTGCATGGAATGTGGCTATAAAGCACGCAAAAAAGCAGAAGACCTTGAAACAGAGAAAATGTTTAACGATAGTTTGAAAGCCAGAGCGATTAATTATCTGAAATATAGTTCGCTTTACACCGACAAAAATTTAATTAATTGTCGTTTTAAAACTTACAAAACAGTAGACACAGAAACTAAGCTTGCTTTTGAAATTGCAAATCGAGCCACAACTGAAATTCTTTTGAATAAACCAATTCATATGATTCTTTCAGGCAAAAGTGGTGTTGGAAAAAGTCATTTAGCTATGTCAACGGCTTGGGAAGTGTTGGAGAAATCAAACTATGATAAACGCTGCTTATTTATTAGCTATGCGGAACTCTTAGAACAACTAAAATTTGCGATGAATGATGAGCAAGCCAGAAAAGAGATAACAGGTAGTTTGATGGCAGAAATCAAAAGCGCAGATTTAGTAGTTCTGGACGATTTAGGAGCCGAGTTGGGAGTTAAACAAATTGATGATAGGAATAAAAGTACTAACTTCAATAACGACACCTTGAATCGCATTGTAGAAGCTCGGCAGAATAAAGCAACTATTTTTACTACGAACTTAACTGGTAAAGAAATGAGTCAAGCTTATGGGGAGAGAATTCTTTCTCGTATCATGAGTAATTCACAAGGTTTTGTGATGAAAATTGAAGGGACATCAGACAAACGAGTAGCAGGCATCTAAAATGTTATTTTTAGCGAATATATTCAGCGTAGAACAGTTCTACAATCAAGCGAATATAAATAGGTGTAAAGAAAGAAAAAAGGCTTAAAACGCATTTTAAAGCCTTAAAAATAAATCGATAGAAAGGAGAATTATTCAATGCCGTATGTAGTAAAAATTTCAGCCTATCTTGGCAAAGATGGTTGGCCAGTAGCTAATTTAAAAGATGCTGTGCTATTTGAACAAAAAGAGACAGCAGCTATCGCAACAATCGTATCTGGCGGAACCGTTTCAGAAGTAAAGGAAGCCATCATAATGCCAGAAAAACCGAAGAGGCACACAGTAAAAGCTACCAAAGTAGACTTTAAAAAGGACCCAATCGAAAAAGTAACAAAAGATAACCAAGCTTGGATGAAAGGGGCTAAATAAGAATGAAGTGTGTTAGATGTCAAGATCAGCGTGTGATTTGGGGCAAAGATAGATTTAATTATGCAACGCCCGTTCCATGTCCTGAATGCAATAAAGATGGAAAAGCAGTTCGAGCGGAAACTGCGACCAAGGAAAGGGAGTTAAAACAATGCAATCCCCCACAGCCCTAAATAAGCGAGGAAATAAAGTCACGATTGATGGTTACACATTTGATAGCCAGAAGGAAGCTAACTTTTATACAAAGTTTGTCAAAAATTGTGGGTTACCTTTTGAAGTTCATCCGCGTTTTAAACTAACCGAACTTACACCAACTGCGGATGGTATAGGCAAAATTTCGGCGATAGCTTATTCACCTGATTTCATCATAAAAAACTTAGATGGAAGTTGGAGACATGTTATTGACATTAAAAACTCTTTTGGCGTGTATGGCATTGACCAATCCGTTAAGCTTCGTTTTCGTCTATTTGCCCTTAGATATGGTCATCCAGTTGAAGCGATTGTTGTTCGTGCTAGAGATTTTAAAGTGATCACTCAAGGTGTAACTAAGCCTTTAAACGAAAAAAGACCATTCATAACCGATAATTTCGATTACGAATGGAAAGATGCAACTAATTATTAAACGAAAGTAGGAAAATAAAATGACAAAACAAGTAAATTTCAGACCAGAAGTGAAAAAAGTGACATCTAAATCAAACGGAAATATCGAAGTGCTATTAGTGGTTAGCAACGCTTCATTAAAAGGGAAATATGAGAGTTTAAACGAATTTTTAGGCAAAACAGTATCAACGACCATCGAACCAGAAACAGTAGAATACAAGGTACCAGTTAACAAACAGACCAATAAGCCAAATGTCGAATACGTTGTAAATAACGACGGAACAGTTGAAGTTCTAAAAGAAGAACAAACTTCTTTAGAAATGGGCGATGATGTGCAAGAAGTCGAAGAAGTTGCTGTGCAAGTATCGAAAGAAACCATTGACGAATTCATCAAGAAAGCAACGACTATCGAATGGCCAGAATCAGTAACAATCAATGTTCGTGGCGTATTGCATCGAATCGATGAAGGGGAAACGCTAGAAGAAATTGCGGCTGATCATGATGTTTCAGTTGAAAATCTAATCAACCAAGTTGAACTTGCACGCCAACATTTTGCACCGTTTGCAGATTCTTGGAGCAAAAACAAAGAGAACATCATTTTCCCTGAAAAGACAGTTGAAGATGATGAAGAAGAAATCGAAGAATAATCTCGTAGAAAGTGAGTGTTCATTTTGCTTGAGATTTATTATACGCCAACATCCGCAATTATTGCGGATGCATTGGCTAAAACATATGAAGTCGTTTCTTTAGACAAAGCTAGAAATATTGCGAAGAAATTTAAGGCTAGTTTAAAGCAGAAAACAGACCTTTATGTGATTGAGGGAATTTTGATTGATGCTGGTTATAAAAAAGAGCCAGTGAATTTGTAGAAAGGAGTGGAGTTTGTGGCCACAGTAAAGAATTCTTTACTCCTTTGAAATTATGCAGAGAGAAACGAAAATACAATTATTTAACGATCATTTTCAAAATTATAAACGGTATGGCATACCGAAAGCGCAATTAGTTATTGCAGACATTCCTTATAACTTAGGTAAAAATGCATACGCATCAAGTTCTGCATGGTATGAAGGCGGAAAAATTGAAAATGGAGAATCGAATAAAGCGAATAAAAGCTTTTTTGACACCGATGAGAATTTTAGAATATCAGAATTTATGCATTTTTGCTCAAAAATGTTAAAGAAAGAACCGAAAGAAGTTGGAAAAGCGCCAGCTATGATAGTATTTTGCGCCTTTCAACAGCTTCAAATGGTGATTGACTATGGTAAAAAGTACGGCTTTAACAATCATATTCCACTAGTTTTTATTAAGAAATCCAGTCCTCAGGTATTAAAAGCAAATATGAAAGTTGTAGGAGCTACAGAATATGCGCTCGTTCTTTATAGAGAAAAACTTCCGAAATTTAATAACGACGGCCGTATGGTTCTAAATTGGTTTGAATGGGAAACGGATAACAGCTATCCAAAAATACATCCGACACAAAAACCGATACCCGTTATTAAACGGTTGATTGAAATTTTCACAGATTATGGGGATGTTGTAATAGATCCATGCGCTGGTAGTGGCTCTACGCTTAGAGCTGCGGCAGAACTCAATAGAAATGCTTATGGATTTGAAATAAAGAAAGAGATGTACGAAGTTGCACAGGAAAAAATGTTGTCAAATATCCCAATGGGGCTATTTATATGA